TACGGGCACGCTCCGCAGCGCCAGGGCCGCGTCGTGTACCAGGCATGGGACTTTGCCATCACCGAAAAGCAGAAGAGTGACTACACGGTGGCCATCACCGGCCTGGTCGACGAGTACGACAACATGTACGTGCTTGACGTGTGGCGGTTCAAGACGGACGACGGTATCGAGCTCGGTACCGCCGTGATGCAGTACAGCAAGACATGGGGTGCGGACCTGATCGCCGTCGAGGACGGGCAGATTTGGAAGTCGATCAAGAGCAACTTCGACAAGGCGTGCGAGGTCGCCAAGCACTACCCGTCGTATGAGGTGATCGTGCCTCTGACAGACAAGCGCACCCGCGCCCAGCCCGCGCGCGGTCGTATGCAGCAGAAGAAAATACAGTTTCCGGCCCGCGCCCCGTGGTACGCAGAGTTCAAGGCTGAGCTGCTGCGCTTCCAGGCTGGCGGTCGCCATGACGACCAGGTCGACGCCCTGGCCCACCTCGTGCGTCTGGTCACGACCCAGGCGGCTCCCAAGGGACCACCGCAGCCGAAGCTGCCCAAGAGCTGGAAGACAGAGCTCATGGCGCAGCTGCGCGGCTCTGGGGGCTCGCACATGGCCGCGTAGTCTGATAAACTCGCACGTCATCTAACACACTCGGAGCCACCCATGGCAGTCAACGACACACTAGCCTCGGACATGTGGTATCGCTTCAGGTGGTGCCTCGAGCGCGGCCATTACGATTTTCTAGCCAAGGCCGACAAATGTGATCGTTTCTTTGCCGGTGAGCAATGGACAGCAGAAGACCTCAACGCCCTGCAGCTCGCCCGACGACCGGCGCTCACGATCAACAAGATCATCAGCACGGTCTCCACGATCATGGGGCAGCAGATCTACAACCGCAACGAGGTTACGTTCAGGCCTGCGGGCGAGGGTGGCACGTCCGCTGTAGCCGACGCGCTGCAGAAGGTCTGGATGCAGATCGCTGCCAACAACCAGCTCAACTGGCTGCGCTCCGACGTGTTTGCCGACGGCATCATCAGGTCTCGCGGGTTCTACGACGTGCGCCTTGACTTCAACGACGCTATGAAGGGGGAGGTGCGTATTGCGAACCTCAACAGCAAGAACGTGGTCATCGACCCGGACGCCGAGCAGTGCGACCCCGACGAGTGGAACGACTGCTTCGTGACGAAGTGGTTGACGTACCAGGACATCGCCATACTCTACAACCAGGACGACGCGGACTACCTCAAGAACCGCGAGGAAAGCCTGTTTCCCTACGCCTACGACAGTATCGAGAGGGTGCGCGACCGCTACGCCGGTGCGAACCTGGCAGGCAGCTACTACGGCCTGCTCGACACCGCCCACGTGCGCCGGAACATCCGTGTGCTCGAGCGCCAGTACCGCAAGCTGACCTCGCAGAAGCACTTTGTGGACATCAAGACGGGCGACACCCGTCCCGTGCCAGAGGGCTGGGACCGCGAGCGCATCGCAGCTCTCATGGAGCGCGTAGGTGGCGAGCTGAGCATCATCAACAAGAAGGTTAAGCGCATCCGCTGGACGGTGAGTGCAGACAACGTGGTACTGCACGACGACTGGTCACCCTACAAGCACTTCACGGTGGTGCCGTACTTCCCACACTTCCACCACGGTCGCACCATCGGTCTGGTGGAGAACCTGCTGGGCTCCCAGGAGCTGCTCAACAAGACCTCCAGCCAGGAGCTGCACGTGATCAACACCAGCGCCAACAGCGGCTGGAAGGTCAAGAGCGGGAACCTCATCAACATGGAGATCGAGGACCTGGCCCAGACTGGCGCTCAGACCGGCCTGGTACTGGAGGTCAAGGAGATCGACGGCATCGAGAAGATCACGCCGAACGCCACCCCGCAGGGCATGGACCGCATCAGCTACAAGGCTGAAGAGCACATGAAGAGCATCAGCGGCGTGAGCGACAGCATGCAGGGCTTCGACCGCGAGGACGTGGCCGCCAAGGCCATCACGGCCAAGCGCCAGAGCGGCGCTGCGAACCTCGTGCGCGTGCTCGACAACCTCGAGCGCAGCGACTACTTTCTGGCTCGAAACGTGCTCGACATCGTGCAGGAGTATTACACCGAGGAACGCCTCGTCCACATCACGCACTCGGACCTGGCCAACGAGTCCGAGACCGTCGAGATCAACAAGTACGACCCAGCCATCGACGAGATCGTCAACGACCTCACTATGGGTGAGTACGACATCATCGTCACCGCCACACCGGACAGGGCCACCCTCGAGGACAGTCAGTTCGAGCAGGCCAAGAGCCTCAAGGAGCTCGGTATCGCCCTGCCAGACGAGGTGCTCATCGAGAACAGCCGCCTCATGCGCCGCACAGAGATCGTCAAGCAGATGCAGGCCCAGGCTCAGAGCGAGGAACAGCAGCAGAAGAACGCGCTCGAGATGCGGGCCATGGAGGCCAACGTCTCCAAGCTCGAGGGCGAGGCGGTCGAAAAGCACACGAAGAGCGCGCTCGACGGAGCGCGGGCCAAGAAGGAGAGCGTCGAGGCCGACCAGCTCGCGTCAGGGCAGGGCGACGCAGCCGAGATGGCCAAGGCCCAGGCCGAGATGGCGCTGGAGCGCGAGCGTATGGACATGGAGCGTGAGAAGCACGCCATGGACCTGGACTTCAAGCGCCAGGAGATGGCGCAGAAGATCCAGTTCGAGCAGGAGAAGCATGCCCTGGACATGCAGCTCAAGCAGCAGGCGGCGGCGCAGCAGCGCCAGCAGATCGAGCAGCAGGCATACGCCCAGCGTGTGCAGGCTGAGAGTTCACCCACAACAAAGGAGTAATCATGGCAGGCACAGAAGGCACAGAAGACACCATCGACCGTGGCGACACGTTCAACGCAGTAGACGCAGACGACGACAAGCTGCCACCGGACACGCTGGGTACCACGCTCGAAGACGAGCTGATGGCGGCCCAGGACAAGGCCGCCCCAGAGGCTGAGACCGCCGAGCCGGTGCGCGACGACAAGGGCCGCTTCATACCGAAGGCACGGTTTGACGAGGCGGTCACGAAGGAGCGCGAGCGCCGCGAGACGGCTGAGCGCGAGGTGGCCGAGCTGCGCCAGCAGATGCAGAGCGTCAACCGGGCTGCCGACACCACCGCTCTTGAGGCCCAGCTCGTCGAGCTGCGCAAGGCCGACCGCCGCGCCATCATGGACGGCGACGAGGACAAGAGCATCGAGCTGGCGGCGCAGATTGACCGCATCAACAGGCAGATCGTCATCCAGGAGAGCCAGAGCATGTCAGCTCAGGCCCAGGAGGGTGCGCGCGAGGGTATCCGTGTCGAGATGGCCATCGAGAAGCTCGAGAGTATCTACCCGGTGCTCAAGGAGGGCAGCGAGACGTTCGACCAGGGCCTGGTGGACTTGGTGCTGGCTGCGCAGAACCAGCTCATCAGCCGCGACCGCATGGCACCCTCACAGGCGCTTACCAAGGCGGCTACGGACATCATGAGCCGGTTCCAGCCCGCTACGAAGGCTGACGACAAGCCTGCCGGTGGCCTGGCCAGTGCCAAGGGCGCAGACCGGGCGCAAGCGGCCAAGACGAAGAGCGTCGACGCAGCGCTGCGCACCCCGGCGGACACACGCGACATCGGTCTCGACACGGACAAGGCAGGTATGCGCGACGGGGTGCCTGTGCCCACGTCGGTCGACGACCTCAAGGCCATACCGCTGGCTACGCTCAAGCGCATGCGTGGAGATTTAGGATGAACCACATCACATCACCCCGCACCTGTGACGCAGGCATCGAGCAGGAGATTCAAGCCAAGGGCCTGACCGCCCCGCGTGTGACGCCTGCTGACATTGAGGCGAACATTGCTGTAGAACACTACTTCCGCGCATCTGACGCTGTGTTTCACAATGGCGGTGGCCCTACGGTGTACCCGGAGCCGGAACTTGCTCTCCTCACCTTCTGCGTTCTGATCTTGAAGAACGGCTTCACCGTGACCGGCGAGTCAGCCTGCGCCAGCCGTGAGAACTTCGACGCCGAGATTGGTCGCAAGATCGCCAAGCAAAACGCAGTGCAGAAGATCTGGCCGCTGATGGGCTATGCGCTCAAAGAGCGCTTGAACTCTAACGAAATCTGATGTAATATCGCGGCGTCGCACCTTAGAGTGCGGCGTCTCGCAAGCCAGGGCGACATCTGGCACTGCCAGGGGCGGCATACAGCCCCCGACGCGACTCCGTAAGAGCCGAACAACTCGCAGCTCACCGCGACAACGTGGCCTGAGATTGAGCACAGATTGCTCTAGACCTTGTTCGATTCACTTTTACTCATAGGAGTCCACTATGCAAACCAATTTTGCCAATCTCACCAGCGAGCAGAAGACCATCTGGTCGCTCGATTTCTGGAAGCAGGCGCGTAACCTGTCTTTCGTCAACAAGTTTCTCGGCTCTGACGAGAACAGCTTGATTCAGCACGTCACCGAGCTGAAGAAGACCCAGAAGGGCGCACGAGCTGTGATGACCCTGCTGACGGACCTCGAAGGCGACGGTATCGTCGGGGATCGCACCTTGCGCGGCAATGAAGAGCAGCTCAAGAGCTACGACAAGGTGATCCGCATCGACCAGATGCGTAACGCCAACATCAACGAAGGCCGCATGGCTGACCAGAAGACCGTGGTGATGTTCCGTGAGAACAGCCGCGACAAGCTGGCCTACTGGGCTTCGGACCGCATCGACCAACTCGCTTTCTTGACGATGGCTGGCCTGGACTACAGCACCAAGCTCAGCGCAGTCGGTGCCACCATCGGCCGCGTCGGCTCAGACCTGCCCTTCCTGGAGTTTGCCGCTGACGTCGCAGCTCCTTCAAGCAAGCGCTTCGGTCGTTGGAACGGTACCAGCGCCACCAAGGTGATCGAGTGGGGCACCGGTAACGGCTCTGTGGTCGCTACCGACACGCCTACCTACGGCATGCTGGTTCAGGCCAAGGCCTACGCCAAGGACAACTACATCCGTGGTTGCCGCGACAAGGGTGGCGAAGAGGTCTACCACGTGTTCCTCAGCCCACAGGCCATGTCCAAGCTGAAGCTCGACCCTGACTACCTGGCCAACATCCGTTGGGCACGTCAGCGCGGCGAGGACAACCCGCTGTTCACTGGCGACGTGGTCCGCGTCGACGGCATGTACCTGCATGAGTACCGCCATGTGCCCAACACCCGCCTGACCCCCTCGAGCCAGAAGTACGGTGCTGGTGGTTTGGTCGACGGTTGCCAGATTCTGTTTGCAGGCGCACAGGCACTCGGCATGGCTGACCTCGGTGCACCGTCGTGGACAGAAGAGGGCTTCGACTACGAGAACCAGCAGGGTATCTCGGTGGCTAAGACCTTGGGCTTCCTGAAGCCTCAGTTCTACACCCAGTACAGCGGTGGCACTACCGAAGACTTCGGTGTGTTGAGCATCTACACGGCCCAGTGATAGGTACGCGGCGCTCTCGGGCGCTGCACCTCCACACCTTCATCTTTAGGAGTAATCATCATGTCAGTTATCAAACGCACTCGTGGCGCTCAGTACCCTCTGGTTGCTGAGTATGTCTTCAACTACAACGACGGCGCAGCCTTCCTGTCGGCCCTGGCCGGTCCCGCTGTCGACAACGTGCCCAAGGCCAACGTGACGGATTTCGGTTCGGGCGTTGCCCCCACCGACCTCCTGTCGGGCGTGGCCTACGTCACTGGCGGCGGCGGCAAGACCAGCTACTTTGAAGTCTTGTCACTGCCTGTCGGTGCCCAGATCATCGGTGGCGACGTCCATGTTGAGAACGCCTACGTTGGTCCCGTTACAGCCACGGTGTCTCTGGGCACTTCGGCTGCAGGCACTCTGCTGGCTAACGCGGTGGACGTCAAGACCGCCGCTCGCACCGCTCTGACCGTACCGTTGGAAGACTCCGACGCAGCGCCCGCAGGTGCCTACACCGGCCTGGACGTACGCATGACGCTCGTTCTGGGCGCAGGCAACGCTACAGCCGGTCGTGTTCGTGTTCGTGTCATGTACACGATGAAAGGACGTGTCAACGAGGTAAGCGCTTCCTAAGTGCTGCCTTGAACCGGGCTGCGGCCCGGTTCTTTTTTAACCACTGGAGACTCTCATGCCCGACTACGTGCTCAACCGCACCTACACACACCGCTCTACTTTGGGCCACATCGTCAACTTCGTCAAAGGGCAGCCTGTGTGGGTACCCCCGGCCTTGGAGAAAGAGGTCACGCTGTTCGGCGCTGAGCCGGTCGACGGCCCGAAGCTCGACGTGCTGGACCCTGATGCGCCGCCGCTGCCAATAGCACCTGTGGGTGACGAGCGCAAGGAGCAGATTCTGGCGGTGTTTGCCAAGCTGGAAGAGCGCAACCAGCGCGGTGACTTTACCGGCCAAGGTCGTCCGAACCTGGCCATCATGAAGGAGCTGCTTGGCTTCGAGGTCATCACGCGCGAGCGCGACGCGGTCTGGGAAGAGTACACCAAGGCTAAGGCAGAGTAACCATGCTGGCCGACGACCTGTTCAGCCTGTTCAGAAGCGACGTCGTCGACGTCGAGGCTCCGTACCTCTGGTCAGACACCGAGGTGTGGACCTACATGAACGACGCGTACAGGATGTTCGCCCGGCTCACCGGGGGCATCCCCGACACAACGTCAACCCTCACCCGGTTGACCCTTACACCCGGCGAGGCGACCAACAAGGTCAGCCCGCTTATTCTCCGGTTCCGCAGCGCGTACCTGCTGTCTGACGGTACCGAGCTCAAGATCATCAACGAGGCCGAGCTACCGCGCCAGGGCAGTGCTGACTACGGCCAGACGAATACCCAGCGCCGCAACATGCTGCAGGGCAAGGTCGAGTACATGGTCACCGGCATGGACCGCAACGCGTCGAACGGCACGGTGCGCTGGCTGCGCATCCCGGAGGTGACTGACACAGTGCAGCTCAGCATACAGCGCATGCCGCTCGACACCGTCGAGGCGGGCTTCGAGTTCTCCGAGATCGGCGAGGAACACCATGAGCACCTCATGCTCTGGATGAAGGCGCGTGCCTACGGCAAGCAGGACGCAGAGACCTTCGACCGTGGCAGGCGCGACGACTACACACAGCAGTTCAAGGACTATTGTGCATCGGCCAAGGCCGAGTGGAACCGCTACAGGAGTCACAACATGTCTGTGGCCTACGGAGGGATATGATGGCCCCCATCCTCCAACTCCTAGTCAAGCTAGACATCACAGCACACGCCATCCTGTCCTTGGCCGCCAGCAAGCACAACGAGACCATGCCAACGGGGTTTGCCGATGTTGAACCTGATCTACCTGTTTTGGTGTGGCCGTTATGATTTACCTGATCACACTCATCGCCACAGCCGTGCTTTTGCGTGAGACAACCACGCTGGAGCACTGGATAGCCTTTGACGCTTGGGTGCTGCGGGTGCTGACGCTAGGCAAGTCAAAGCCTGGCGAAACCATCAGCGCGGCAGCGTGGGATATGAAGCTGGCTGGCAAGACACGCGGCCACGTCCTGGTGGCTGTGATCAACTGGATTTTCAAAGTCAGGCAAGCAGACCATTGCCGCCGGGCCTGGGAGTGGCAACGACATCTTTATGAAAGAAAAAAATGACTGATACAG